CGAGGAATTCTTTGTTCTACTGTTGCAAGTTTGCCAATGGAACAATACTCAAAACTTAATGGAGCGCATTTACCAACTCCAGCAGTAATCAATCAACCTGATCCTCGCGTTCCAGGTTCTGCAATTTACGCATGGGTTGCTGAGGATTTGTTATTCATGGGCGTTGCTTATGGTCAAGTTCTTGAGCAGTATGGGGACACAGGACGAGTTCGCGCATGGACTCGAATTGCTCCTGATCGTGTAACTCCTCGACTCAATGCAAATTCTACAGAAATTATTGGTTATCAGGTTGACGGAACTATTGTTCCAAATCAAGGCATTGGTTCTCTAATTGTATTTTATGGTTTAGATGAGGGAATTCTTAATCGCGCAGGTCGCACAATTCGTGCGGCACATGCTTTGGAACAAGCTGCAGAAACATTTGCAAAAGAGCCTGTTCCATTGCAAGTTTTGAAATCAAACGGAACAAACTTGCCAGCAGAGCGCATTGCGAAACTGCTTGAGGCATGGCGTGCAGCTAGAACAAACAAATCAACGGCTTTTCTTAATGCAGATGTTGAATTGCAAGCGTTGGGCATCGATCCAGCGAAACTCCAACTCAATGAGGCTCGACAGTATGTCGCATTGGAATTGGCTCGCGCTTGCAACCTTCCTGCTTACTTCGTTAGTGCTGAAACAACAAGCATGACTTACTCAAACACAACATCAGAGCGCAGAGGCTTGATTGACTTCTCACTTCGTCCAATTCTCAGCGCCATTGAACAACGCCTCAGCATGCCTGATTTCGTAAGTTCAACAACAGAAATTCGTTTTTCACTTGATGACTTCCTTCGCGGAAATGCGTTGGAGCGTGCTCAGGTTTATCAAATTCTTAACACAATCGGCGCAATGTCAGTCGAACAAATTCGCGAGGAAGAGGATTTAATCGACAATGGAGAAAGAGCATAAGATGAAAATAACAATGCCAGTTACGCTGACCGCATCCGATGCAGAATCACGCATCATTGCAGGTCGAATCGTTCAATGGAATGAAACAGGTTCGACATCAGCAGGAAAGACAATGTTCTTAGAAAACTCAATCACTTTGGGCAAGGACACGAAACTTGTTCTTGAGCACCAACAAACAAAGCCAATCGGAAAACTTGTCGAATGGTCACAGGATTCAACGGGCATAACTGCTTCGTTCAAAATCGCTAAAACAACCGCAGGAAACGATGCACTTGAGGAAGCAGCTACTGGACTTCGTTCAGATTTCTCAGTGGGAGTTCAAGTTGATTCTTGGGACAATGTTGAAGGCGTAATGGCAATTTCAGCATCATCTTTGGTTGAAGTTAGCCTCGTAACATCAGGCGCGATCCCTGGAGCAGAAGTTCAAAAGGTCGCTGCAGTAGAAACAGAGATTTCTGAGCCAACTCAGGAAAATACAAATCAAATCACAGAAGGAGAACAAGTGTCAGACACTACCGTTCCAAACGCTCCTGCCGCCGAAACGGTAGAAGCAGCACATGTTGAAGTGAAGGCTTCAACTGCTCCAGTTATGACAACAAAAGTTCGTCATGGCATTACAGGTCCAGGATCATTCCTAGAACATTCAGTTCGCGCACAACTCGGTGATGAAACTTCAAAATTATGGGTTGCAGCCGCATCTGATACAACAACAACTGAGGTTGCAGGTTTAACTCCAACTCGTCAGTTAACAACAATTTGGGATCCAAAGACAAACAACAATCGTCCATCAATCTCAGCAGTGCGAAATGCAGTGCTTCCTGATGCTGGAATGACTTTTGAAATCCCTCGCGTTAAGACTGCACCAACAGTTGCAGCAGCAGCGCAAAAGGGTGCTTTCTCAGATACACAACTTGAAATCGAGTATGTTTCTTGCACAGTTTCTAAGTACGCTGGCATGCAGAAATTCGATGTTGAAGTTCTTGATCGCACATCACCTGCTTTCTTTGATGAACTTGTTCGTCTTATGTCAGGTGCTTATGCAAAGGCAACAGATGAAGCAATGCTAACTGCAATTCAAGGTGGAACACTTGATTCAACTGCAATCACACTTCCATTTGACGGAGATGAGTTCTCAGGTTTCATCGCACGCGGTGCAGCTTCAATTTACGCAGCAACACAGCGTTTCGCAACAGGTGTAATCGTTTCTCCTACACAATGGGGTAACCTCATCGCACTTAACGATTCAAACAAGCGCCCACTATTCAATGTTGCTGGCAATAGCCAAAACGGAATGGGTGTCACAGAGCCAGGTTCAGCAGTTGGTTCAGTTATGGGACTTCCAGTCTTTGTTGATCCATACGCAGGCACATCAGGCGATGACACAATCGTCATGGTTAACCGCGAAGCATTTACTTGGTACGAAGGCGCAGGACCTCTGCAACTTCGCACAAACATTGTGGGAACAGGTCAAGTTGAAGTTGGATACTACGGCTACGGCTCAGCAGTTACATTAACTGCAGGCGGCAGCTTCGGATTCAACAACGCTGCTTAATAACACACTAATCATGAGGGGGAGGTTGCTCCCGATCTCCCCCTCAGCCGTTTAACAGAGAGGAACACTAATGGCATCGATCGTCACAGTTGCAGAACTGCGTTCAATTCTTGGAGTTAGTGTTTCTCTCTATTCGGACAGTTACCTTACAGATGTCATTGACACCAGCGAGGCAGTAATTTTGCCTATGCTTACGAAGTACGCAACTGCCGTTGATAAAGTATCGCTGACAAGTAATGTCGCTACTTATCACACAACAAACATTCATGAATTTACAGAGGGACAATCGGTCGTTGTTACTGGTTGCGGTTCGCCATTCACAGGCACATTTACCGTTCTTTCTGATCCTGAGGAATACACTTTTGATGTTTCAATCACCAATGCAGACATTCTTGAACGCAATGTCATCCCATCAGGACTTGCAACCCTCTCAGGTGCGTCAACTTATGTTGGTGTTAGCGCCGTTGAATCTGCCGTTTTGGCAGTTGCAGTTGAAGTGTTCCAATCCCGAATTGCTCCAGGTGGACAAATCGAAGGAATAGATTTCACATCAGTTTCACCTTATAGACTCGGGCGGTCACTATTCAACAGAGTTTCGGGGTTGCTCGGGCAATACCTCGATGTTGAAACAATGGTGCAATAATGCCAGCTTCAACGATTCTTTCAGATGTTCGTCAACCTTTGGCAACTGCACTCTCAGGGGTTGCAGCTAATGTTTATGCCTATGTTCCCGAGAATCCATCAGTTCCATTTTGCGTGACTGTTCCTGACTCACCTTATTTAGAATTACAAACAATCAATAAGTCAACCCTTCACACAAAAATCAACTTAGTGATTTCGGTTGCAGTTGCTTACAACTCCAATCCAGCAAGCCTGGACAATTTGGAGCAGCTAATCATGAGTGTCCTCGCCGTCATCCCTGTTGGGTACACGATTGAGGCGGTTGAAAAACCTACAGTTACTCAAGTCGGCCCATCAAATGTTTTGGTGTCCGATGTCCGAGTTTCCACTTACTACACACAAACAACCTAAAGGAAAATAAATGGCAACGACAGTAATTACAGGTCGCGACATTTCTTTGTCGTTCACAGGTGGAACAGACATCGAAGCGCAAGCGACATCAGCAGTTCTTACAAAAACAAATGTTCGTGAAACTTATCAAACACTTGATGGCGAAGCGTACAAAACAGTTAACCTCGAAGGCACATTCGCACTTGAAATGCTTGCAGACTGGGGTAAGGCAAACTCAGTATGCGAAGCACTATGGGCAGCAGCAGAATCTGCACCTGATACAGACATCTCAGTCACATTGACTGCAGCTACAGGCGCTCAATTTGTTTTCCCAATCATGCCTGAATTTCCAACCGCAGGTGGAGCAGGAACAGATGCACAGACTGTATCATTCACATTCAAAGTATCTAAGGGCGCAGTAGTCGAAACCTTTAGTTAAAAAAATAGAAACGGGAGCACAAAATGAAACTGCCTATTCTGATCGAGTTCAACTCAGGTGAAAAAGCAACTTATGTTGCACAACCTCCTGAATGGGCTAAATGGGAAAAAGCAACAGGCAACACAATCGGCAAGGCTCAAGATTCCATTGGAATTTGGGACTTAATGTTTTTGGCTTACAACGCAATGAAGCGTGAGTCAGGTGGAAAGCCTGTAAAGAATTTTGAGGTTTGGATGGAATCAGTTGCTGAGGTAACTGTTTTGGATGCAGACCCAAAAGTTTCGAGCCAGGAAGCATCAACCGAGTCCTAATCCAGTTAGCACTGGCAACAGGAATCCCGATGAGTGAATGGCAAACCGCAGAGGAAATTCTGACCGCGTTAGAAATACTTAAGGAGCAAGGAAATGGCAAAGGCTGAATTAGCATTTGACAAGACCGAACTTCGTGGCGTTTTTAAGGCGCTCAAGAACATGGATGAAGCTGCAACTGAGGAAGCAAGAAAGCAGTCGGGCGCTCTCTCAGAGTATGCACGCAAAGAGGTGATCGGCACTGCTAACGGTTTGCAATCTAAAGCCGTAGCAGGTCGCATCGCCGAAGGTGCAAGGGTTAAGAAATCATCAAAGATTGGTGAAATAACTTACGGCTTTGCATCTCAGAAATTTAGCGGTGGAGCAACTACCAAAAACATTTGGGGTGGCTCAGAGTTTGGTTCAAATAAGTATAAGCAATTTCCTGTTTGGTCAGGGCGTGAAGGTCGCGGTTCAAAGGGTTGGTTTATTTATCCAACACTACGCAGAATCCAACCTTACATTGTTAGTGAATGGACTGCGGCATTTAGTCGCATCCTGAAAGAGTGGGGATAATGGCAACAGGTACTAGAGCATTAACCCTTAAACTCATTGCAGACATTGATGACTTTAATAAAAATCTAAACAAAGGCTCAACCGAGGTCGAAGGCTTCGGGGGCAAGATTGAGAAGTTTGGCAAGGTAGCAGCAGCAGCATTTGCAGCAGCAGCAGCAGCCGCAGTTGCCTATGCAGGCAAACTTGCTATTGATGGAGTCAAGGCAGCCATCGAGGATGAAGCAGCGCAGGTTCGCCTTGCAGCAGCTCTCGAAAATGCTACAGGTGCAACTCGCGACCAAATCGCAGCAGTCGAGGAACAAATTACAAAAACTGCACTTGCAACAGGTGTAGCCGATGATCAACTTCGTCCCGCATTACAACGCTTAGCAGTTTCTACAGGCGATACAACAAAAGCGCAAGAACTCCTTAATCTTGCACTCGATGTTGCTCAAGCGACTGGCAAACCTCTTGAAACAGTCGCTAACGCATTAGGTCGAGCCTACGATGGAAACACAACATCTCTCGGCAAACTAGGCATTGGACTATCAGCAGCAGAACTCAAAACAATGAGTTTCACTGATGTCCAGGGCAGACTCTCAGACTTATTTGGTGGCGCTGCAGCTAAGAACGCAGAAACCTTTCAAGGTCGAATGGATCGACTCAAGGTTGCATTTGATGAAGCGAAAGAAACTATCGGTTACGCATTACTTCCAATCATTGAAAGATTGGTGTCATTTGTTGTTAATCAAGTTGTTCCAAACCTTCAAAAGTTTGCCAGTGCATTTGACCCAATTATCAAGGCAATAAACGAGAACAGAGATTCATTCCAAAAACTATTTAACTTTATTGGCGATTACATCATTCCAATTTTGACCACTCTTGCAGGTGGAGCACTTCGCGTTATTGGTGAAGTGTTTGGCAAAATCATTGACATCATCGGTGCAGCAATAGACAAGATTGCAGCATTTGTTGAATCAGTCAAAAACATGGTGAACGCAGTTATCTCTGCTTACAATCGCCTTCCAACTCCTGACATCTCCCTCATTGGTGGCGGTGGTGGTGGCTCAATGGGCGCACCTGGAGCAATCTCAGGCGGTGGCTCAAACGCTGCAATTCTTTCTGCAGTTACTGGACTCAGTGGCATTACATCAGGCATTTCAGGTTTAACAAGTGCAGCAGGTGGCAAAGCAGGAACATCAGCAAACAAAAAGGCTCTTGCGAAACTTCAATCTGATGCAGAAATGCTTGGCGCATTAGTAGATCAACTAACAGGCGCTAATCAATACGCCTCAACCTTTACCAGCGATACTGCTGCAGCTAGAGCAGAACGCGCTTTTCAGGCTCAGCCAATTAACATCACCGTAAATGGTGCAATCGACTCAGAATCTACTGCCCGTCAAATTGTAGAAATCTTGAATGACTCATCCGCTCGAGGCACGCTTGGCGCAGGAGCATTTGACCGATGACCGCTTGGAGTCCTGTTTGGCAGGTATCGTTAAACGGTGGGACTTTTACAACGGTCACACTTGCAAACCTAACAATTTCATCAGGTCGAACAGACATTTATCGTCAACCTGTTGCAGGCTATTGTTCAGTTGAGATACTCAACACTAATCAATCTAACCTTGCCATTGAAATCAATGACCAAATAACAATTCAGGTCAAGGATTCAACTGGGACTTTTAAGAATATCTTTGGCGGTTTTATTACCGATATAGATCAAAGCGTTAAGTCAACAGGTGCTCTTGCCATTGTTCAGACTTTCAAAGTCACTGCGTTGGGTGCATTGTCTAAGTTGCCTAAAACTTTAACTCAGGGAGTTTTAAGTAAGGACTTTGACGGAGATCAAATCTACACAATTCTTTCAG